CCGTCAGGCCCATCGCTGATCTGCAAGTCCACGCCAAGCAGCTTGAAGAAGTTTGCCGGCAAGTCGTACCGCGTCTGGTTGCCCTGCAACTGAAACGAGTACTGCTCAACGTAGTAGTCGTCGCCGTACTTCTGCACGAGGAGGTCGTACAACTCAAAGTACGAGGCGTTGATGTAGCTGTTCAACTCGGCTTCGGTGACGAAGGTCGAGTTGACCATGTCGGCACGCTGGCGAGCCGCGACCCTGAGCTGCCCCAGGTTCATCTTCGGGTAGATCGCCATCGTGCCTCCTTACAGCAAGGGACGCCCCGGTTGCCCGAGGCGCCCCTCACCATAGCACTGCTTGAGAGCGATTAGTACTCGCCCTCGCCCTCGCTCTCCTCGCCAATGTCCTCGTGGACACCCTCCATGTGAGGCATCGCATCCGCGATGTGGAAAGCAGAGGTCAGAGCAGACGCAACGCCCTCGGCGTCGCCCGCCTTGATGGCCTCAATCAGATCCTCGGCGCACGCAACCATCGCGTGACCGTGACCCGACTCGCCACCACCGTGCTCAGGCTTGCCCTCGCCCATCTTCTTGGGCTTGAGCTTGCCGACGATCAGCGCAACCGCAGCCTTCTCGTCATGCACCATGACAGCCTCCGGTTAGTACGCGCTGGTGTTGGACAGCGTCAGCTCGACGAGCAGCGTCGTGCCATCGGACAGCACGCCAGCCGCAGGGCCGCCACCGCCAAGCGCAATGGTCCCAAGCGTCAGCGACGGGTTGCCCGAGGAACCAGCAACGTCATCCGCGATCACCAGCGTCGTGACCAGCGCACCAGCAGTCCAACCGGCAGCATTGACAGCCGACGCCGACACGTTGAGCAGTCGCGTGTACGGATCAAAGGTCGGAACGCCAGTGCCGGTGGTGGTAAACAACGTCGTTGAACTGCCGATTGCCTGGAACGTGCCGCCGTTGATCGAACCAAGCACCAGCGTAAACTCACCGCCGCTGCCAACCGACAGCGACTCAATTCCCTGCGATGGGTTAATAGTGGTGGGATTCGATGCCGAGTTGATGATCTCCTGCGTCACCAAAACCGGCGCACCAGCGTCATACACGATCTTCGCGAACAGCTTGATGACACGCCGCTCAAGGGTGCCGCCAAACTGGTTGTAAGTACGGTTAGCCATGTTGGCCTCCTGTTGTGACAAGGGGCGACCCCAGCAGACGCCAGAGCCGCCCCGAGTCGGCTAGTGGTTACGCGCCGAGCGACACCACGGCGTTGAAGCCGGGGGCGTTGCAGCCGAGGTTCGCGTAGCTGACGACGCGAAGCTCCGCAGCGTCGCTGTTGTAGACGCGGAGCATCTCAAGCCCGTCCGCGTACTTGGCGATGTGCGGCGCCGGTCCGAGCGAGTACAGCTTCCAGGTGTCCATCTGGAGGAGGTACGCGGTCTTCGCGGGGCACGAGCGGTCGGGGAACACCTTGATCTGACCGGCGGCGCCGTTGATCAGGATGCCCGGGTAGTAGAGCTTCGCGGGGCCGTCGAACGAGATGTACTGCGCCTTGCTGCCGAGCGACTTCTCAAGCGCGGCATACGAGGCGAAGTTCATAATGCAGACATCGGGGTTGCCACCTTCGCGAGCGACGAGCAGCGAGGCGTCGATCACGGCCTCCTCAATGCTCTCCGAGGTGCCGTTGAAGCGCACGCCAGCGAGGCGCGTCGGGTCGGACGAGCGGTCAACCGAGAAGAAGTTGTCGCCCGAGGTCGGCGCGGTCGTCGGGAGCCACGCAGCCAGACCCTTCATCGCAACACCGTAGTCGCCCTGCACGTTCACAGTGTCGGTCGCAACCCAGCCGGTCGGCGTGGCAGCGGCGCCGCCCATGCCGCTCGACGCCACGGTCACGGTGCCAGCAGTGCGGTTGACGGCAATGACGTAGCCGAGGCCCGCACGCGCCGAACCGCCGCTGCTGTAAGCCTGAAGCGTCATGTTCACTTCAAAGTTCACAACGTCAGACGCGCTGCTGAGGACGATGACGCCCGTCGTGATCGAGCCAATGGTGCCGATGGTGCCCGAGCCGTTGCGGAAGATCTGCGTCGCAAGCGAGTTGGTCAGAGCGCGGATCGCGCCGTCGATCACCACGGTCGCGCCGTTGATGAACGCCATCTTGTCCGTCTTGCTGGCGAGCATCGTCTGGTTGTCGATCTGCGCGATGCTGTAGTTGGTCGCGCGGGTCAGCGCAAACGACTGAATGATCGCGGCAGACTGGTTGCCGTAGGCATTGCTGAACGTCGAGCTGCGACCCTGCGAGGTACCGATGATCAGGGGAATCGGCATATACTTGCCGCCGAACTCATCCATCTTGGGAACCATCGCGAGGAACGGGTTGTTCTTGTAGACCAGGTTCGCGATCTTCTGGTCGTCGTAAAGCTCCTTGAGAGCCGCGTTCGCAGCGCCAAGGTCAAACGCACCGGCAAACGAGCCGGTCGGGTTAAGAGCAGGGTTAGGTGCAACAGCCATTGGCTACCTACAGCAGACAGCGCCTGATGCGCGCCTGCAAATCCGCGTCGAGCGCGCCATGCGCTACCAGCGGAGCGTTGAACGGTTTAAGTGAACGAGAGTGCGCCTTGCGTCGCTGCCGTACCTAGCGGTTACCTTCCCTCTAGCCGCGCAAGTGCTGCCGCGATCCGATCAGCGTCTGAGCGCTGTGACTTCGGACCCGCGACTGCCGTTGCACCCAAGTCATTCGTCAGCGTCGGTCCCATCTTCGGTGCCGGTGCTGCCGTCTGTGCCTGCGGCGAGGCCGCTTTCTGCTGCGTCACTGCGAACTTCTTCGTCGCTACTGCCTTGCGTGCGAGGTCTTCGTAGTGCTCTTCAACGAGCTTGGCCGCCTCCGGGATCGTCAGCAGCTTTCCGCTCTGCTTGAAGTGCTCTTCAATCACCTCGCTCACGAGGTTTGCACCACCGTAAAGATTTGTCAACTCGTATGTATCGGCGTGTTGTCCGACATACTCGTTCACCTCTTCGCGGAAGGACTCAATGATCTGCTGCTGCTCCTGCGCCTGGAGCGCACGCTGCTCCTCCAGAATCCGCTTCTGCTCGTCGCGAGCCTGACGCTTGAACTCCTCAAGCTCCTGACGCACCGACTGCACCTCGGCATTCGGCGTCGGCTTGTTGTCGTTCAGCACGAATTCAGTGATCTGCTCGTAGGTCAGTCCGAGCTGCTTGAGCGCGTCCAGCGGGTTCAGCGCAGCCTGCCGCTTGGCCTCCTGAAACGCGCGGATCTCCTCGGCCTGCTGCGCGAGCACCGACTGCTGCTGCCGCACCGCCTGCTGCCGACGAAGCAGATCCTGCTCTTTGCGCGCCAGCATCGCAAAGCGGTCAGCCTTGGGAGGTGCAGGCTTCTCCTCGACCGGCTTCTCCTCGGGAGTCTGCTCCGCAACCGGCGCGGTGCCCAGCACCTCCTGTGCAGTCGGCGGCGGCGCCTCGGGAACCGGACCTCCTAGCGTACCCGTCGTCATGTTCGTCATCGTGCCTTCAACAGCCATGCGTCACTCCTTGGTTACTGTACCGGGACATTCGGTACAAGCTCACTTGCAGGCATCGGCATCGGAGGCGCCAGCGGCATCCCCGTCGCTCCCGGCATCGGCATCTGCGGCACGGGCGGCGGCATCATTGCCTGCTCAATCTCGTTGATCTGCTCAAGGTACCGGCGCAGCAGCTCAAGCCGGTCCTCGCGAAGGTTGTTCGCCTTTCCCTTGGCGTAGTACTCAAGGCACAACTGCTTCGACATCGCGAGGTCATCCAGCGGATCGGGCGAGGTGTAGTCACCGTCGTCCACGATCTTGTCGAAGACCATCGTGAGGTAGTCCTCTTCCGCATTCGCAAGACTCTCAACCTGGTCAAGATCAGGGAAGTCGAGCAGCCGACGGGCCTGACGCGGCGAGAGGAAGCCCGCCTGCGCGTACTCCTGAATCGTCGCAAGACGGCCCGCAGGATCGCTCGGCAGCGACGACACGGGGTAGCACTGCATCACATAGTCGTCGTCGGTGAGCTTGATGTCCTTCCACTCAATGCGCTCAATCGACTTGCGACCAGGGACGCGGACCTCGTAGCCCTTCTCCTCGGCGGCGATCATCTTGATCACCTCAATGGAGAGCCGCGCAACGTCCATGTACATCGTTTCGTAGCTCTTCGCCGGAACGTGCAGACGATCCTGTTGAATGTCGTTGTACTCGCGGATCGCGCGACCGCTGTTCAACCCCTCGGGCTTCAGCGACGAGGCCGCAAGCTGCGACACGCCCGCCTGCTCGTGCCCCTTGTTGATCAGGTTCTGGAGGTGCGCAAACACCTCGGGCGACACAATCTGCGGCACCACATACTGCGGCGGCACGCCCGTGTAGTTCACGATTGTGCCGATGTCGTTGTTCAGGTGCTCCTTCACGATCTTGCTGCCGTTCTCAATGAACACCTTGAACGAGCCAGCGAGGTGGAACGACCGCTGGATGATCCACAGGATCTTGTTGATCTCCAACTGAATGTTCTGGAGCTGCTCCGCAAGCCCCTGTCCCCAATAACCGTACAGACGCGGGCACCACTGCACGCGCGCGAACGGGAACCACTGATGCGGCCACGGCTCCATCTCGCCCAGCACCGCGCCGTCAATCGTGATGCAGTGCCTGCCGTCGTCTGCTCCAGGCCCGCTGGCAAGGTGCCAAGACTCCCGCACCGTGATCATGTCCGCGACAATGCTGCGGCCAGCCTCCTCGGTCCTTGACGGCTTTGCCCCTGCGATCTTGTCTGCGTCGTCAGGGAACATGTCGAACAGCACCTGACGGTCTACCTGTTTCACGCGGTGCATCTGACGCGGCTGGCCGTACAGCGCCTCAACGTCGTCCACAAAGATCTCGCTCGCCATCACGCGCTCGTGGCAGACGCGGTCACCCTTGGCGAACACATGGATGAAGCCGTCGCCCCACACCGAGGCGTCGCGGAACACCGTCGTACCAATCTCGTGCGTCGCGTTCTCGTAGAACACGCCGTCCAAGAAGGCGTTCAGCTTCTTCGCCTCACGCTGCTTGCGATAGTCGCCTCCACTCGTCAAAAACAACGGCTTTGGACGGTTGCGCGTGATCTTCGCAACCACGGTGTCCACCACCGACTGCACCAGGTTGTAGCTGATGCGATCACGCAGTGCGGGCTGCTGCGCCGCCAACTTGCTGAACGACACGCCCGCCAGCGTCGTCGGACTCAGGTTGCCGTACAAGCGCGACGAGACAATCCACTGCGTCGCCCGAAACGACTGCGCGTCGCGAATCAGGTTCAGCGTCCCGCTGATCACGTCCGCAGCGTCGCCACCCTCAAGCATCCACCAACGACGCTCCTTGTTGTCGGGCAGCTTGTCAGGCACACCGCTCCGCTCGCCACCAATCGTGAAGTCTCGAAATTCAATGGGCATGACGCCTCTCCATCCTGCGGACAACGCGGTTCTTCTTCACGCCAAACAACTTGCCCAGCAAGCGGAACGCCTGACGCTCCCGCTCGTCCGTCATCTCAGGATACCACGCCTTGCAAAGCTGCCCGATGATGAACACTCGCTCCTCGGTCGTCAGAGGCGCAAGCTCGTTGAACCAAGGCCGCCGCATCTGCTGCAAGTCAGAGACAATCATCTCCTGATGCGCGAACCCGGCCCACAGCGCCGCACGCCAGAGATGCTCACGGGAGTTGGCCCTCTTCGCCTCCTCCGCGTTCATCAACTCCTCGCCCTGCTTCACCTCATCCGACATTCGGCGCTCCCCCCGACGACGAACAGAGATCGTGCGAGCATCCCATCAGGCAACCAGCATCCGAGTGCTCAGTCACCCAACTGTGCCCGCACGCGCAAACAGAGCCGGTAGCGTCCTCAAAGACTCCCTGCTGGGCCATCGGCTCCACTGTCTTTGAATAGGAGGCCGGGGCGCTACCAAGCTCAACCTCAATCCCGTTGACCGCAAGTCGGCGGATGCCATGCTCGCGCATGAACCCTACCCACATCTCCACAACGTGCTGGTCAACCACGGGCACCTCCAAAACGGCGCGACGGTATTATCAATGCATGATCCCGTCAATCGCAGGATCGTCGTACAACGCAAGCCCCTGCTCCCGCGCACGCCGCTCCTCCAGCACCTTCTCCATCTGCTTCTCTTCGTACTCCAACATCCAATCGGCCTCGCTCTTGCCGTACTTCAGCCCGTTGTCCTGCCGCACCTCCGACAGCCACTGATAGCAGTGCCTCCATGCGTACAGCGCCGCGTCCACGCAGTGGTTCTCGCAGTTCGGATGCTCCTCCCGCCTCGGACTCCGGTCGTCCCAAATCAACTGCGAGTACTCTTCCGCCAGCGGAGCCGCTGCCTTCCGATGCAGCTTGATGTACCCGCTCGCGAAGTCGCCGTTCATAATCTCAATAAAATCCGCCTTGCCCGCCTTCTCTGCCGGCGTCAGCGGGATGTCGTGACGACGGCGCATCTCTTCCACCGCCTGCTTGTTCGCTCCGTCAATCACGATGCGGTCAAACTCAAAGCGTCCCATCAGTCGCCGCGTCTGGTCCGCTACCTCCGTGATGTCGCACTTGGCCTTCTTGTGCGCTCCCAGCACGTACAGCGTGCGATCAAAGTCGTGATACGCGCACACCACCCATGCCGTCGGGTCGTTGAACCCGAGGTCGATCCCCAACACGTAGTGCCAGCGCCCGCCCTTCGACATCACCGGCAACTCGTCAAACGTGTTGCGCGCCCCGTCGAAGCGGTACACCAAGTTGCTGTCATCCACCACCCACTTGCCCAGGTAGTGCTGCTGGAACAGCGGCGTGTTCTC